AAGACAAGGGTCGTAGTGTGAAGAAGAAAAGAATTCGAAGAAATTGCTTGCAAATTAAAAAAAGTCCTTCCATTCCTTCTTCAAAAATTTTCCTCATTTCTTTTTCTTATTAGACCCTAAAAAAATCCTTGGGTTTATCTGAAATAAATCCCCAAGCTTCAAGGCCATTTTTGCGCTCACTTCTTTCGGACCCGTTTCCAAAGCCGTAATGGCACTTTGCCCAACCTTAAGTTTTTTCCCCAACATAGCCTGATTCCAATTCCGCTCTTGACGTAGGCGTCGAATCCGTTCGCCAGGCCGGTCACCTTTAATGAAGCTAGTTAAGGCGTATGGAGCCAGGTGCTTCTGCCGAATCTGCACCAAGATATTTCTCGGCACTGTAAAGTATTCAATAACACCATCCACTGCCATTGTAATTGTCGCACGTTTAATAGTCCGCCTCATTCTTTTTCCGGTTTAATTGTGTGTCTCTCAATGTAGGATTCAATCCAAGAATCCGCCATTCCATGATGCTTTGCGATCAAGCTGAAATCATCTGCGTCCATTATAATCTGATTAGGAACTCCTAGTGATTTTTTGGTCTGATCATAAACAGCGCGGATTGCGCCAACCAATTCATTCTTCCTCGTCTTCTTCTTCATAAACAGGCCTCATTAATGTTCGAAACAATTGCCACTCAAGCCCTCGACGAGTTTTTCTTCCCCGTCTCATTAGTTCCCTAAGTGACGAATCGTCAATTTCACACACATCAGCCGCCTCTTCCGCTGAGGCTCCATTCGGGAATTCTTCCCTAAGTCTTGAAATCACCATTTCAGTTAGCTGTTTCATTTCACAAATGCCTTTCTTTGTTGCTTTCCAAGCACAGCCCATTTAGCTCGCTTTGAAAGAAATTGCCATTCAGTGTCAGCAATGTTTTGACATTGATGATAGGCGGAAGAGAATTCATTGGCTCGTTTGTCTTCCTTCGCCCAAGCATAAACCAACATTAGAATTATTGAAACAAGAACTAAGTCGACGATTGATCTCATAATTCCTCCTAGCGAGTGATTGTGCAATTTGCGCCAATGGTGAAATTGCATGAGGCATTAACACCATCCGAACTGTAAGTTCCCTGAGGCAAAAGGGTTAAAAAACCTCCATTTGCGGAATAAACTCCATAAAGCTGACCTCCAATGCAGAGACCGAATTCAGGGAAAGTGGTCGGATAGGTCGGAATGAAGTCGGAGGAACAGAACTGAATAGCCGTTATGACAGTTCCTGGCGTTCCTGGGCTGCCCTTTTCGCCCTTAGCACCTGTGGCACCGGTTGCTCCAGTGGCACCCGTAGCACCAACAGCCCCCTGAGCCCCTGTCGCTCCTGTGGCACCAGTTGCTCCCTGAGGCCCTTGCTCCCCTTGTGGTCCAGCAACTCCTTGCGGTCCTTGGTCTCCTTGTGGTCCAATCGCCCCATTAGCAACAACAGCCGTCGACCCATTAGGACATGTGATTGTAGCCCCATTGTCATCTTGCACGACTGAGCAATTCTGAGCCTGAGGAATTGGTGTAATTTTTGCACAACCAATCAAACAACTGATTATGAAAAAGGCAAAAAGAACATAGCCCAAAACTCCAAGAAAGAACGTGAGCATGAGTCGTTGTCGAGTTTGGATTAATGCCCTACGAGCAGCAATTTGATTTTTAACCTTTGTAGACTCTAATTTACGTTTCCAATGACGATTCATAACTAACCTCCCATTGAAATCAGATTAGCACCTAATTGTGAAGGAAAAATGTTATTTAGGTCGCTTTGAATGGGTGCAAAAAGATTCAATTGTCCGGCATTCTTCACAGAAAAGTCCGGGCTGAAAATCTGTAAATTCGCCAATGCTTCTAATGCCAAATTCTTTAATCCCTTCTAAATTCGCTTCTCGGTCAAACACGAAGAATTCAGGGAATTTTTTTGCAAATTCAGACATGCGAGCACGGCCAGGCACAGCTTTCCCATGGCCTGACTTTCGCTTTAAAAAGGCCTGTAATGACTCCAAAGGTACAAAGACACCCTTCGGCACGCATGGGAAGAACTCTTCGCAGAGAAGCCGCTCCCATTCGCTTAAATTGGCTTCCCTAATTTCGTTGGCTCGTTCAGAAAGAAACGGCACCTGCATATCGCGCTTAACTTCTCGCCACCAAAGAAATCTTGCAAACTTAAAAATCATCTTCTCATCATATTGTAATCGTTTAATTTCCTCATCAGAGAAGAATTCTTTAAGGGGTCGGTCAGAAGTCATGGGAATGGAAAACCGGCGTCCCGGTTCTTTAAGACCTTCTAGACGATTGGTTGCTAGATAGACATTAACTGTGTTGCTAATTTCAAAAGCATCCACACCTTTTTTCTCAATTTCAAGTTCAGCATTCACCAAATCCTTCGCACGATCGAGCGTTTCTTTATTTTTGAAATCAAATTCATCAAACATTATGAATTGTCTGCCTAAAAAAGCCGCATTAAATCGATTATTTAGCGTGTCTCCCCTCACTTTTCGCATGTTCCCATCGCCGAAGATGGTTCGACACATTTCCCCGAGCACACCTTTTCCAGTTCCTTGCGTCTTTGAAAGAATGCAAAGATAGCTGCCATTGCGTTTTCTTAGAGCAGTGGCCAAGAAATCAAGAAGAAATTCCTTAGATTCCGCGTGTTCCGCGGTGAAATGGGTCAGAAATCGATCGATCAGGGTCGGTATTGAATGCTCGGGCAAAATCAAATCCCCTAAGAAATAGTTGGCATGGCGCCATTTAGGGGGGGCATAAGTGTTAAAGATCGGGAATCCTTGTTCATTTTCCCCAACGGGACCTAATTCTGCATACGGATCATAAATAAATTTCGCCCAATACCCTTTGTCCCGCCACAACATATCTGCATCACGTTTGCCGTACAGCAGATAGGTCACTTTGAGATCGAGCTCTGGCATGATGCGATGCTCGTCTTCGTTGAAGAACAAAGCCTCATCAGGCCGCTCCGTGTTCCTCACCCACAAACACCGATGCAAAATCTCCACCATCTTGTTGATGCCACTCATGCCACGTCCTTTCAGTTTTTGTTGAAAACTGTCTTCTTATAACCTTATAATTATTTTAGGGGCGAAGCCCACACTTCTCTGCTTAAGAGTCTATCACGTGAAATTGGGTCGGGCAACTAATTTCTTCTTACGAAGAGGCCTTTTTAAGCATTGTTGGGGGCCTAACCGTTCAATTTCAACTGATTTTTTTAAAAAAGAAGAAAAAAGCGAAGCCCATCCAAAACACCGACCCATTTCTTTTTTCTGTTTTTGTTCTCAGGCTGCATGCCGCGCAGCTCTGGTTGGGCGGGCGAGGCAGGGACGAACGAGCGGAAGCCCAACCTCATTCGCGCACATTGCAGCTGCAAAAATTTGCAATTCATGTCATAATTAAAAAACATGGGCACCAATCAAGACAAATTGGACGAATTGCTTGCCCAGGCTGGTTGTCTCAACGCTCAAGTGCAGAACTTGCGTTCTGATTTGAAAGATCTGAGAGCAGAACTTAAAGAGTTGAGAGACGATCTCAAGCCAGTCTTTTTTCAAGTGACCGTCATTCGTTTTTTGGTTAAATCAATAAGTTTGTTGGCTGCAATGGGCGCCGGAGTTGGCGCTCTTTTCCCCAATCTTTTTTCAAGACTGATTAAATGAATGCAACACTAATAAGAACCGATTTCCAGTCCGAAGGCATTTTCGGCATTCTGACGATGGCTTCTGGCGTCCAATTTCACACGTTAGAGCATGCCTTCCCTAATTTGTCTGGTGACGGGCGTGCGGCTTTTCTTCCCGCAATTCCTCTTTCCGGAACTTTTCAATGCCTGCGGGGCCTTCACCAATTAGAGGGAATGAGTTCCCGATTCATTGCATTCGAATTGCAAAATGTCCCTAATCATTCAGGAATTTTAATCCATGTTGGAAATTGCAATGACGATTCGTCAGGTTGCATTTTGATTGGTCAATCGCGACACGGAAATTTAATTATGAATTCTAGGCAGGCTTTTTCTGATTTCATGGAATTGCAAGTTAGAACAACTCAGTTTTCTTTGGAGATTATGTGAAACTGTTTCTTTCAATTATTGTTTTTGTCGCCCTTGTTTGTCCCCCTCATCCTCATAATGCTTTTAAATTGAGGCCTCATTCTAGAATTAGTGAGATGCCTCAAGTGGTGTTAATTACAAGTCCGTGTTCGCGCTGTTCAGGGTTTGTGGTGGCGAACGGGTTTGTTGCGACGGCTGCTCATTGTGCTTCCTTCAAAGGCGAGAGGCTTGATGTGACGTTCACGAATGGGAAAACGGAACAATTCACTGTCGTTGTTTTTAAAAAGAACTTCCGTGGCTTCTCGCCCGAAGATGTGGCTATCCTTAAAGGCCCGACTCTAGGCATTCACCCAATCTCTCTTGTTAAGCCGCACAAAGGAGCTCAATGGTGCGTGACAATGGGCTGGGGTGGGGAATTGGGAAAAGACGGCAACCCCGTTCAAAGAGTGTCACTTTGCCGTCTTGACGACAAGCATTATGATCGGGCGGGCTTAATTGCAGGACACGGTGAAGTGGATCATGGCGATTCGGGGGGACCTACATTAATTGATCGTGGGGCAATTGGACTCAACGAGTCCATTGCTGCTTTTGACTTGCCTCTTTTCTGGTCCGTCCCATCTTCCTCAATTTCTGCCGCTCTGCGCGAAGCGCAAGAGGCAGCTCACAAAAGGCGTTCGAAATGAGTGGGAAGAATGCCGCAATAGCAATTGGTTTAGCGCTCTTTGTGGGGGCGGCGATCGGCAGACTAGCCGCGCCTACAAGGACGCAACTTAGCACACAGACGCAGAAGACCGAACAATTAGAAGATCATTCAAAAATTACAAAGACAGAGCAAAAGAAACCAGATGGGTCGGTTACAACTATAACGACAATCGAGAAAAATGTTGGAGAGAAGTCTCAAGAACAGAACCAATCCGAAAAGATTGTTCAAAGAGACTCCACCCATTTACTATTTTCTTTAATTGGTGCGGTTAATCCAGTCAATGGGAGTGGGCCTGTTTGGGGAGCTTCGGTGCAAGGACGGGTGTTCGGTCCAATTTGGATTGGCGGTCAAGCACTTTCTAATGGTCAATTGGGGGCTTCGATTGGTCTCTCGTTTTAAAAGATTGGCGATTTTCCTTCATTTGCTCGATGCCGAAGGCAATCTCAACATTGCTGACATTTTGTGCTGTATTGTGATTTGGAAAATTGCACGAACCCCATCTTTGGACTGGGGATCAATCAGCGGTGTGCTGGGTGTTCTTCTTCATTTCTATGCAAAAAATGTCAGTTCTTCCGAAGAATCGTGAGTTTGGTGATGGCCGATCTTAGGATGGTGTAGCCGTCCGAATTGATGTCATAAATCAAATTATCGGGACATCCCCAAGTGCGCAGAATGATTTGCTTGCGATCAAAAGCAACAACTCTTCCAATCACTTCGCAAGGCAAAACTTCCGCAGCTTCTTCTGAATGGGCGCAATGGTCGTCAAAAACAATTCGGACAATGTTTCCTTTTTTCATTTTTTCTCCGAAAGTTTTAAAAAAGGCAGTTTGACATGTAAATGCACAATTCCAAGTTCCATATACATGGTTGCACAGTCTCCGCTTCCGTCGTCATCTAACACTACGATTTCATTGTACTTATTTTGCAATTCTCGCATTGTGCATTCTTTCAGTTCTCTTGTGGAGAGCCATGAGCCATTAGGTCTCATTATGATTGGATGGGTGGGAAATCCGTGTTTTTTAAGCCATGCGTAGGTGGTGAAACGGTGTTTTTCTTCTCTTGCTGTCACATAAACCAAGTTATTTTGCTGAGTTAGGCCTTTAAGAAGATGGGCCATGCCTGGGACTGGACGATCGGCTGCCAAGGATTCGTCCGATTGAATGCGGTCGAGCCACCCTAAATAGGCTTTCTTGTCTGCTCGATCCGGCTCAGGGCCTGCAATTAGTTTTCTTTCCCTGTCATCGGCAATGGTGCCGTCAATGTCGCAAACCCAAAGCAAATTTGTCATTTTTCCCCCGCTTCCTTAATTTTCTTTAGTGTCGCGGAGAAGCGATCATCTAAATCGACCCGTTCATCTTTAATGAACTGCAGAAGGAACATTGCTTCACAGGCTGCATGGGCAATGTGACTGATGCCGGTCTCTGGATCGAGATTTTCCCCTTCGTTAAAGGCCACCACATGCCTCAGAATCGCTCCAATGAGCCTTGTGTAGGCCAACCCCGCCCTCCAATTCGAAGCGCCATATTTAGAGGCACCATGGCGTAAAACAAGGCCAATCTCTAAGAGAGCAGCGCCAGGAATTAGTTGGAGGGGCACTTTTCCGCTGTCATCTTTACGACCTTGCGGAATAATTTTTTCTTGGTCGTCTTTGCGTCCGGACATTAAATGATTATAACAATCTTACGACCCCTACGAAACAAGGCAAAATTAGTGCCATGCGGTATCACAAAATGTATGCGAATTTGTGAACAAAACAGGGCACATGGGGAATTTGCAACTTATTGATTTTATTAGAGATTAAAATTTGACTTTTTTAAAATTTTTTGTAATGGGTGGACCAGTGCTAAAGCTCACCCCCCGGGCAGATGGGACCCGTTTCGGTTTTTGCCCATGCAAGTTCCGTGCCGGAAAGTTGGCATGCTTTTTGCATTAGCATTAATAAAGCCAATGATTTCGAGCGCCTGCAGGGCAATTTGGCACACTTGTTGCATAACAAAGTTGGCACGCTTTTTGCAACAAGGCTTTTGGTTGACGCGCAAGTGATTGATTTTGTTGTGGATTTTTGTAGAGATTAGTGTAACGCTAGCGCGGGGCCAGCTCTGTCCACGTCTTGGAGGACGTGGACAGAATAACTGTTTTAGGATGTGTTTAACTCTTAATATGCAAAAGATTGACAAATGCCGCTAAGTCGCGGCATTTGTTTAACAACAGCATTCATAGCATTTGTGCTTGTCTAAAAGATTGGCGGAAAAACACAATTGTTTGTGCCTAAATGAGTTGGCAACGAGTTTGCATTATCTAATTCTTATGAAAACACTAATTAAATGGATCGAAGGATTTGGGCTAGATTCAAATAGAGAAAATGAACTAATCCAATGGGCAAAAGAGGCCTATGGCGTACTTTCAATCAAAGAGATTAAAGCCGCAATTCAAGAAAAAATTAATTATAATTATTAAGGAGAACAAAATGAAAACAACTCATTCAATAACCCCAGGACGAATCATTGAAATTGATGCCTATGCGGCAACAATCACTGTGCAAACAAGACTTGGCGAAATTCTCGTGATTCCGAGTCAATATAGTGAATCAGAAACATTAGATGTGGTTGTCCATTCCATTAATGGCAAACCCATTTCAGTTCAAGGACTTTCAACTTGGGCAAATGTGCAAGGAATTTAATCTTTTTGCTTGGGAGAAAACAATGAATTGGCAATCGTTAATAGCAGGAATTGGCCTCGGATTGGTTCTGGCAAACGCGATTCATCTTTGGCTGTTCTTGAAATTACAAGACAAACCGCGAAAACAAATTCTCATCGATGAGAGAAGAACCAATGATTAGATTTTTGTTTCCCGACCATTGACAGGAAGAGAGACAAGAACAACACCATTGTCAATGATTTCTTTCTCTTCCGTAATGGCCTCTTTTTTGCCCCAGGATGCCCCATAGCGGCGTTCTTGACGCCACATGATGGCTGCGGCATGGCCTTGATTAGCAAGCTCATTAAGCTGCATTATTGCCTTAATTTCGGCGTTTGCTTCTGCACAAGCCACAACATCAATTAGGTCTGGTCGTGCAGTTAGAACGGCATTTAAATCAAAACCACGCGCTTTAAAAGCCACTATAGGGGGAACATGATTCTCAATTGTTTGAAGAATTGAACCAATGCAAGCAGGGTCGGGGATTAGTGGGGAAGAAGAAGCTGATTGTTTAGGTGATTTAGCCATGTGCGTTGGATTTGTGTTTTTTAGGGGGGCCTGGAGATTGATTCCCCGCCGATTGAAAATCGGAAGGGAATCGAGCGATTTTCGCGAGATTTCCCGACCCTCTCCCCCTGGCCTTGGGTTTCGTCAGCGACGTCGACCAGGGGGAGACATCACCATTATGATTTCACATTTGCAGCATAATGTCAACAACATCAAATGCGATGATTGTCTTAAGGGAGGCAGTTATGAAACTTTATAGAAACAATAATGGGACTTACAAACTGGTTGGTTATTTGGAAGACCGCTCAACTTTAGTAACAAAACGGTTTATGAATTATAACGAATGGGCGAATTTTGCTAAACGAGTTTGGGGCTATGTCCCAAAACTTCTATTATTGATTGTAATGATGCAAGGACTTATTGGTTGCGGAAAACCGCTAGATGCCTCTGTAAAAGTCGTCACACAGCCTGCGAATCTAACGCCACCGGCTTCTTGTGATCTCTCAAAATTAGGTCCTGGTGCATGCTGCATTTATGGATGGGGAAACATGCAATGCAATCCTTCAGTCCCACCAATACAATTGCCAATTGATCAATCAAAATAAGCAATAACTGAAATAAATCCGTCAGCACCAGCGCCACCTGCTCCAGATGAAGAACCCGCAGTTCCACCTGCTCCTCCAGCACCCACCGTGTATGTATAAGAAGACGAAGGAGCTGAAAGTAACATTTTTAAATAAGCTCCAGCTCCGCCTCCTCCGCCAGAAGATTGACCAAGACCATCGGCCGTTCCTCCACCTCCTCCACCGCTTCCGCTCGAAACTGCCGCAATAACTCCCGACCCAGTCCCAACTCCGCCTCTTCCTGCCCCACCAAAAAAGCTATTTCCGCCACTTCCTCCAGGAACAGTTACACCGCTCCCAAAAGCTTCACTGCTTCCATCGCCTCCAGCTCCGGCAACTACAGCAACAATTCCTCCGCCGGAAAAAAATGTTGATCCTCCATTTCCTCCAGCTAACCCTGCTCCGCCCCCACCAAATCCTCCAAATGCAATGTAAGAAGAACTTGCGAAAGATGTCGCCGTTCCATTAGATCCATTTCCTCCCGCTCCTCCACCTCCACCTCCTCCAGCGCCAACCATTTCTACAACAATGTAAGTGCAACCGACCGGAATTGAAACTGATCCACTTCCCGAACTCGTTGTTCTTAAAATCACTTGAGGAGCCGTTTTAGCCGTCGCAAAAACTGCCCATGATGAGCCTGAAGTTGGATTGTTTAAATTATTGGCAATTAATGACTGATAAACGGTTGTGCCTGAAAGAACAAGACTGTTTGAATTATAATTAGTGCCTGAGTCCCATTCCGCAATTCCTTGCTGCATTAAATAGCTTAGCTGATAGCTGTTTGTGAACAAGACAGCGTTTAAGTCTTGAATTGGAATACTTCCTGCTCCAACAACACATCCATCAAATCCATCATTCCAATTGCTTAATGCTTGCGTTAATGCAGGAGTTGCGACTGCTCCTGCATAAGCCGTTGGCGATCCTTCTGCCAAAGACCCGAATTCTCCAATTCGATTAGCAGATGCACTGCTTCCGAAAAGCTTAGCCGTAAAACGACTTAAAAGACTCATTGTTTTTTCTCCTCAAATTTAAAATGCATCAGCATAATCCACTATTAATGAATCAGGATTGATGTTTCCGGATGAATAGCCGGCAAAACAGTTAAGCGGTGTTGTGTTCGCAAATTGTGCTCCCCCATTAATGTAATAGTCGGATGGGGAAAAGAACTCATTGACAACCGGAGCAACGATATAACTTACACCGACAGCCATTGGAACTGGTAAAAGTCCGTCGGCAACAGCTAACTGAATGACATTCTCATTAATTGCTGTCGATGAAATCAAATAAGACATTTGCATTGGCGTTGTGTTTGCATAATCAAACACGAGAATGGCGCCATTAGGAAAATAGGTTGCAATGAAATCTTGAATGTCCGCTAAAGAGCTTCCTAAATGATTAGATGAAATTGCAATTTGAATTAACTGCAGAAACTGCGCATCATCTAGTGTAATCGCCTGTCCATTAATTCCAATGCCAGAGCGCGTAACGCCATTATAAAGGCCAAGCCAATCAAGTTGTTGACCAATTGCCACATTTGTCGTAACCGTTGCTATAACAGCTGACCCAGAGCTCATTAATGTGTTATTAACAACACTCAGTAATTGGGGAGCAATGATTGTGTTAAAAGTCACAACGATTGATTGATCTTCTGGAGTTCCTTGCGGCGTGGCAGTTCCCGTTCCTAACAGAACATTAAGTGCTGCAAGCACGTTGTCTTGAGAAGCAGAAAAAGATAGGGTCGGTGATTGGGTTCCCAAATACGAAAAAGCAAAAGACCCGGAATCAGGAACAGCCGAAAAAGAAACCGTTTGAACTGTGGCATTTAGATTAAAGCCATTAAGAACATCAAGAGGCAAAGTGCTGCCTTCACCATCGGGCATCAAAATGCCTGAGCAAAGTTGCTCAATAGTGGCCGAAGCATTAGGCTTATTCAAATATTGGGCAATTAGCAACCCTGCATAATAAGCTAACAGCTGATTGTAAGTTTGATTTCCCATTCTTTTCTTTTAACTAACCCGACCCCTTCTTCTTTCTTGTTCTAAGTCACGGTTACATAGCTTAAAGCAACGTTAGATCCAGCCGGATCAGAATCATGCACTTTAACCACATCAATTCCTGTGCTTGACCCTGCCACATAGGCTCCTGTCACTGAATTAATTGATCCTCCGCTAACATTCGTCTGTAATGACCAAACATAAGTGGAATAGCCGCCATAGGCCGTAAATTGGATGCTTCCTAAGGTTGTCACTGACACTGCGGAAATGACTGATCCCGAAGAAACAGTTAAATTTCCGTTAGGTGATGTGATGTACATTGGAATTGCAATTATGTCACTTTGGGCAACTGTGAATTGTTCGTTCGGTGTTGAAGGACTTATAATTGACGCCGACCCATCAACTGCCGTTCCAAGTCCAATGTTCGAAACATAACTGTTTGGATCAATTTGCTGCACAAGTGTGGCGATTTCATTAGCGTTGACCGAAGCATTAACACCAGGCATTAATTTCGAAGCAAGGCCTGTTGAAGGGTCGGTGATGGCAGGAAGATTGGGGGGCGTGCTTCCATTAATTGAGCTTACATTAAATTTAATATAAAGGGGTTCGCCAACCACATCATCCCAATAGATTGTGAAAATTGATCCATCTGCCTGTGTTATATTATAGCTTTGTGCTCCCGACCCCCCAGAATTAAACATTCCTGCCCCGGCATTTCGCTTCATATAAATTGCATTAGCGATTTGAGAGGGACTTCCTGTTCCGGCCGTGATCACCCAAATTGTATGTCCAGGCAAAGAAAGAGAACCGAATGCTTCGGGAGTTCCTGTGTTGTTTTCAATGATTGTCGCATATGTTACGCCAGGAATGTTAAGAAGAGCTGCGAGCAAACTGTTATAAAAGCCTTGTCCTGAAAGCGCAACAGATTGAGAAATTCGAATGCGAAGAGCTGCATCACTCTCTTCATTAAGTCCAATTGTCAATGCATTTGTTGGATTATTAACTGATGTCACACCTAGCACGATAGAAACAGGAACTGTAATTGTGTTCGGAACTGGTGTAATTGCTCCTGGAGTTACGGCTGAGAAAATTAATGTGGAAGATCCAGGGCTTAAACCTAATTGAGTTGTTTGAAGTTGATATTGATTTCCGGCCTCATCACTAATTGTATAAACAGATTGGGCTGTTTGATCAAGCCCATAAAGATTGACAGATTGAGAAGTTACAACAGTAATATCAATTGTCGTGAATGTGCCGGCTTGTCTTTGAATGCCAACGATTGCTGCTCTTTGATCGAGAGACGTTCCAAAAGCATTTTGATAATTAAAAGAATTATAAATTTGAAGAAGAAGATTTTCAACATCAAGTGCCGTTTGAATCGGCAGATTGATCATCTGACCATCGGGCGTTTCAGGACCGACGTTAATGTTCGGGCCATAAATCGCTTGAAATCCAGCTACATAATTGGCGACAAGTTCAGATTGAGTTGCAGTTGTGAGCCCTTGAGAGCCAAATGAATTAGGCATGCGTCCTCATTTCATTGAGCATTAGCTGCCCCATTTTCTGTTCCAATTGTTCCGCCTTGTGTTGCCAATCCTTGGTCATAAACAAATGTAGACTGTAGAGTTCCATATTGCGTTTGAACATTATAAGTCAATGTGAGATTGCGATCGGATGTTAAAATGGGGGTCGATGAAATGATGCCAGTTACTCCCGTAACTGAAAGCAAAGCTGCATTAACAGCTAACGAAATCGCCAAAAGGGATTTTCCGCCCAACAAAGTCCACCAAGGCAGACCGACATTTGTGGCAAAAAAGCAGTTTCCCAACAGCATATTAAGACTCATTTCAATGTCTTGAGCCACGGCTGCATTATTGGCCGCGTAATTATTAAGACCAGCACCAAATGTCCAGTCACCATCCCCATTTAGAGCTCTCACAATGTAATTATTTGAAACCATTTTCAGTATTATAATTCTAGCACATTTTAGTCAAAAAACCCATTCATTCAAGAAGTGCCGCCAAAGCATTTGCTGCAGCCGTCAAATCCCCTGAATTGTTAGGCGTCCCGCTCGTATAATTTCCTGGTGTGCTCGGCACTGATGTTGTCACAGTGATGGCTTTAACTGCGTTAATTAAATTTTGTAAAAGAGTGTTTAAAGTGCCTTCATCTGTATTTTTAATCGTAATTTTATTGTTCGATGGATTAATTCCTAAAGCCGCATTTCCATTTGTTAATAAGGCTCTAATGGTGTCATCAATGTGCCATTGTTTAAATCCGACTAGTGCAATAGCATCTGAAAAACTGTGCAAACGAGAGCTGGGCAATGCTGAAGCAGCTCCTTCTGGCGACGCCCACCACGTTGTTAGGTCTCGATCGTTAAAAAGAATTAAGCATTGATCCCCAGAAGCAATTGGCATTTGTAAACTGACTGGCCCTCCTCCCAAAACAATCGCAGGGCAGTCAACAAGTGCTGGATAGTTTTGAACTTGTGTGACAAAGCCACCGTTTGGTTGTTGCACTGTGAATGATTTTTTATAATTCATCGTTGCGGTGATTTTTGCAAGCCCATTTCCTGAGTCTTGCGGTGTGAATGAAAACACTGTTGCAATTGCGTGACAATTAGTGGAAAGAAGAATGTCTTTCTTATGCGCGTCCAACAAATCTTTTAATGAAGGTTCTGCAATTGGAAGAAACGGAGGAACAACCGGTTGACTCACATGCCCCTCCTAATGTCCTCAGCCACTAAACGAGCCGCCTGTTCGGCTCCACAACCTGCATAATGCACAAAATAACTCTTATGGCGTTCATGCCAATCAATTGACGGCATGTGGTCGAACTTTAACGGCAATGCCTCTCTTTTGGCGCCACTTTTAAACACTTGACAATTCATCCATGTTTGATCTTGGAAATTATTTATAAAGACGGGAGGAGGGGACAAAATGGGTCGGTGATTAGAAGAAAAGACAAAGACCCCGGCGTTAAAATAATGATTTGCTTCGCAAATCCAGTCACCCCACCCATCTGCCTTTGCTTTTTCTAAGGCCTGTTTTCGATCGAGGATTTGCCCCTCTTCGAATAACCCGACCCTGTCTTCCGGCACCTGTTCGAAAATTGATGGGGCAAAAGGGCTGATTAGAACATCTGTGTCCACGTAGCAAATTCGATCGTAACCGACTAAAAGGTCGGCAATTTGAAGCTTTTCGTAGCAAATGATGTCTGTGGGAAATTTACGCTCATTTAAAACAATGAAATCAGCGCCAATCGAATCTGCATAACTTTTCATGCGCGGATGAGTGAGCTGAGCAAGTTCCCTAATCCCATCCCCAATCGCTAGTGTGATGATTGCAAGTCGTTTCATTTGTGATAGTCGCCTCTTAACCAATTTCGAACAATTTTTTCTAGCTTTTCGGGCTTTGTTTTCAGCATTATGATCGGTTTAATGTGTCCTAAGCTAGGATTGGGCATCATAAGCCATCGCATTGTTTTAACTTCGTCTCCTTCAAAGAAGTCGCAAACAAGCTCCCAAACCTTAGTTTTTGTTACCGACTCATCCACTTGCACTCCCTGCTTCTAAAGCATCTTGATAGGACGCAACATCCGTTGCGTCAAGAACAAACAAAGACGAGTAGCCGGAAGAGAAATCAGAAATTTGGGTCGGTTCTCGTTGGGCAGAAGAAAAACAGGCAAGACCAAAGGGAATGAGGTTTTTCCAAGGCTGAAGCATGTTTGGATTATTTACAATTTGCATCCCATTAAGAACAAATGAAGATCCATAGGTTAAATTACAATTCCAAATTGATGAAATGGGAGAAAAGAACATTAACAAACCAATCTGTGTTCCATCAGGAAGCACAAGGGTTTGCTGTTGGATTGGATCACTCGTGATTTGTTGAATCTGAAACATTAAGCAACTCCTGAAAGAGCAGAAGTAAATCCAGTTGGGCTCGTTGTTAAGTTGCTCGTTCCTAAGTCCACAGGCAATGCGCCTTGTTGTTGCAATCTTCCTCCAAAATTTTCCGGCAATGAATAGGGCAACGTTGATGTTGGATTGCCTAAAAGACTTGAGGCAAATCTCATCTGTTTGAATGTGATCTCGAAATCAGTTATGACGTTTGTTTCGGGGCTTTGGATTGCTTTAAGAGTTTTAATTGCCATGTTCTGCATTATAACCCACGGCGTTTGAATCGTGAATAATGTTCGTGTTGTCCAATAGCCAAAAAATGTTTGAAAAGCAGTTTGCTGTTTGCTTTGATTGGGTTGAATGGCAATTCCATTAGGTCCTATAACTGATTCGCCGCCAGTTCCAGTGATTGTGCTCCAAGCAGCAACAGCATTATTTTTTGCAGCATTTGCAACTTGAATGGCAAAGAAAGCCTCATTATATGCATTTTGAGCAGTGACACTAACTCCAGGCGCATATTGAGCAAGTGGAGTGAGCGCATTTAATGCAGTTGAAATGATTTGGCCAGCAAGACCACTCGGCAATGGCGGAATGTTGTTCAGTTCCCCAATGAAGCCTTGAGTTGTAACTAAAATAGGGCGTAAAGCAATTTGATCTTGAATCGCTGTGTTGTCTTCTACAAACTCGTCGGTGATGTCGGAATCAATTGTTGCGGTGTTTTCTCCTTCATAATGAAACAAAAAAGCAGGAGGATTGGCAGCAACTGAAGACCCGCTGATTAGACTTGGTTGAGGCTGATAGCCCACAATAGTTTGAGGACTAACCAAAAGGATTGACGTGATGCCAGAAACGGCAGTTGTAATTGTGGAAAGACTAACCGCCACTTATTCATTCCTCCGAATTAACGCTTGATGCCCAATAACATTATAGCTGAAATTGGGATTGGTGGGAAGCCATTGAAGAATGACTTCTTTAACGCCTGGACAGTTTCTCCATTCCCAATCATCACAAACCATTAGTCCACCAACGACCATTCGATGTCCGAAATGTTTTAGTCCATCTAACGTTGATTGGAATTGGTCAGCATCTAAATGAACACACGAAAATCGAGCATGAAATGGAAATCGATCGTCAGGAAAAATCCCTTTATAAATCACGACTTTATAGTCTTTAAGCTCTTCTAGAAGATCATTTGGGTCGATACAGTCAGCAAACTCACCTTTTTTATGAACATCTTCGGATCCTTGAAAAGGCATGCCCTCAAATGTGTCAAAAAGATGTATTGTTTTTCCTGAGGCATTTTCAAGCATCATTTTGGCAGTGCCACCTTGATAGACGCCTAATTCGGCCATGTCTCCAGGTAACATTTTCGTTTCCAACACTGCCTGCCGCAGAATTTCGAGCTTTCCGTCCCCTAGAATTGATTTACTCATTAAACAGCTCCTGTGTTCGCCAAAAGTCCCTGAAACACGCCACCTCGACACCGAAGCCGTGTGGTTGCTGTGCCAGCAACAGCATCCGAAATTACCCCTCTATGATTAATTCCAATGATCTGATGAAAACCATTAACGGCTGAGTTGGCTGTTGAGCTCTGCAAATTAATTGTATCCCCAACTTTGAGTGTTGGCTCAAAAATCATTTCGAAATCAATTATGGATTGCTGAGTGAATGGTGTCGAAAGAAGACCTGACTGGGCATTAATAACTGGAGGATTGATTTGGGGACCTGTAGCGAAACCAGGAGGACAAATGATTGCAACGCCATTGTCTACGTAGAAATTACTGTTAGTTAATTGGCTCAAAACATCGCGAGTCGGACCATCAATCCCAAATCCCTTGCTCACAACTCCCCAAGTTGTCGATCCAGGAACCGGACCTGGAGAAATGGGTCCTTGGACAATTCCATAAGGCAGAAGATCGGCAATCAGGAGTTTAAAGACATCGGTCATCAAAGTGCCGGCAGCAATCTGATGCATTGACCAGCCAGTTTGAAGCCCAATTCCCGCATCATAGCATTCTAATGTCGTAACAAATCTAGTTCCTTCGCGATGTGAATAGCCTTTTTGAACATTCCCTTTAAAAATCACTGGAAAAGTTGGCCCATTTCCATAACCTGCCTGAAGTTCAACATTAATTGCCGATCCTTCATTCGTATTAATGATGTCATGTTCTAGTTTGTTTCGATGTTGTTGAGACAAATTGATTAATCTTATAGAGGCATAATTGCAGGAGGCATAGTCTTGACGATTGATGTCGAATTCAATAGTGAGGGGTCGGGAAATTGAGAAAGACAAAGCCCCGCTTTCGAATGTGAAGTTAATTATATAATTTCGATTGAATTTCTGCATTAATTATTTTGCTTCTTGCTCACTGAATTAATGTCTCGAAACGCATTACTAGTTGCTTTCGAATGGGTGTCTTTAATCAGCTTGGTCATTTCGTTCGCATCCATTCCATGAGCATGCACTGTTGTGTTCGAATTATTAATCAAAGTTTTTGTTCCTACAGGAGCTGTTCCCAGAATTCCTGTCAAGGAATTCCTTAGAAAATAATCTAAATTAGAACTCGACGGCAGAAGAGTTTGTTTGTTAGTGGAACTGGGAATTAGATCGGCAGCCGTTTGAAATAGCTGACTCCAACCAGAAAAGATTGAATTGATTGCTTTAATTGCATTGAGTCGAATTAATAATTGGGAAAAGGCGTCAACTAAGTGAAAAATTGAAGTGGCCAGACGATCGATGTCCGGAATTAATGTTGGAGCAAACTTAACTGTTAACTGACCGAATTCATGCTCAAGCTTAGTTTTCAGGTTAGTTAAAGCGATTTGAGACTGAGCAAGTCCTTGTGCAGTGCGATCCCCATAGATTTGCGATTTGGGGGCATTTTCTGGATTGAATGTTCCTGTCATCAACGCTTGAATTACATCAGGAGGCAACAAACTCTGCATCAACGTTCGCGTGATGTCGGGCGTTGCTTGATGCGATTGAGCAAATTCCCTCAGTTTTCCCAGTACATAATAGGTGTCACGAATGCGTTTTTCATCAATTCCAACAGCTTCGAAAACAGGCTGCATTCCAGTCACGCCAGTTCCCTTAACAATCACTTCGGCCATTTTGCTCTGCAAATTAACAATTGCCGATTCAGTTTCGCTTGCTTCCACACCGGATTGCTGCAGTGCATATTGCCATTTCTGCAACACAACTGTGTTAAGTCCTGTCAAATTTCCAAATTTTTGAAGTCCGAGTCCAGCGTGAAGAGACTGAGAGGCCATTTGCTCCAATCCATAAATTACGCCGAGAATCGCTGCCTTAGTCTCCAATGCCATGCTCTTGACGTCCTGCATGCCATCGTGGACATGAGTGAGGCCTGTTCCAACATCAGACGCGCCTTTAAGCGAAACAACAATTTCTAACTCACCGACTTTCACTTAGGAGTCCTCTTTGTTAAGTTCAATGTAGGTGGATTCCCAATCTTCTAAAAATTTAATGTAAGTCAATGCCTGAATCATCTTACGCGCATCCCATTCCGCAATTTGTTCGGGAATTCCAAGTCCTGCCTTGCTGAGTCTTAAACAAATCAACCAATCCTCGTGCTTCTCATCAATCACTGTTTCTGGGAGCTTTTTGCCAGAGTCGACATGGCGGTTTTTGACAGAAGCCCCAGGTTTTTCAAAAAAGGGGAGACATTAGCGTGTGCGACCTCCCAGCACACCTGAACATAGTCTTCCCGGGCTTTTTCGTTTTCAAACGTGTTACTTACAATTCTAAGGCCGTCATAAAGACAACGAGCCATGCATGGCTGCAACGCTCGTTCAATCTCGTCCGACGCAAAGAATGTGGAGAAGAGATTCTTGAAAAGATTGAGATCGACTTCGTCGCTTTCTTTAATGTCCAGCGATTTAATTTCTTTTAATGCCGCCTTGTAGAGGGCTTTTGCTTCCGAAAAAGGAGCCAAAGAAACTGATAGGATGGCTCCTGATGGCATCGTAATGTCTTTCAGTTCTCCCATTCCCAATAACCGACCCTTCTTCTGTTTTTATAGGAACTTGTCTTCTTCCTCCACAAGAAAGAGAAGCAATCCCGTAATTAAAAGCAAAAACCAAACCAGCATTGTTCTTAAGTTAACGCTCTCGGGGCGTTGCTAAAATTGATTTTATAGATGGAAACTGACTGTTCAGTGTCGCCTTCAGCATTGCTCTTTGCCATCACTTGTTCTACAAACACGCCACCAGAGACAATGTAAGTGTCATTCTTAACGTTGCCCGATCCATCGCCAATCAATTTAACAAACGTTCCAAACATGAGCGGAAATGCTTGGAAATTGTTTTGCTGTTGCAAAAGCAAAGCATTCATGAACTGATCGTCAGCCGATCCTCTGATCAACCTAAGATCAAATTCCGCCATTTTTCCGGTTTGATTAAGACCGTAGATGGCATTGCCATTTTTTCCAATCTTAACGTTGGCAATCTTATTAGGGAAACTCAGCTTAGCAAAATCACCATCAGCAAGCCCTGTGAAGACATTATTATTGAGAATGATCGTGTCATTCCCTGACATTGCAGTTACAGCCATTGTTTTTCCTTTCGAAAAATTCTTTTAAATTAACCGACCCTCATCCAATAATAGGTTCCGCCAAATAGCAATGCTTGCCAAGAAGCGAATTGATTGGGCGAAATTGATGTTAATGCACCTTGCAAACTCTGATTGCTTCCACCAGTTGTCATGACTAAAGTGGTGACACTGTGATTGAAACAACCGAGCGTAACTCTCATTCCAGGAACCACAGCCGCAGGCATTACAACGTTCCCTGATCCCGTGTCAGATCCTGGGGCCAGAATCATTGTGGAAATGTTGGGTGGCCATTGCTTAGGAGTTGATGCTCCCACATCTGAAGACACCGTAATTCCGTAGGCAATCCAGCCTTCGCATGCAAAATTTCGTGGAGCTGCAACCAGAGCCGATCCACTGCCATAAGTGTCCAAAGACGTCACACCTACATCGTATTGACCAGCCGGCGTGAAGCCTAAATTACGGCTTACAGCATCATCTGTTAATCCAATTTGAAGAAGATTGATTAATGACATTTACTTTTTCTCCTGACAAACAATCTCTGCAATGCTGCCGGCCAACTTCGACGCACCAATTCCGGCTAGAATTAGGAGCATGTAAAGAGACTGAGAGCAAATTAAAATTAAACTTAAAATCAGACCAATTTGAATGATTAGTTTCTTATGTGCTTTCAATAAATTAAGCATTCTTTTTCCTTTTTAATTAATCATTAACATAAACAATCACATCAGACGATTGAATTGCGCCAGCAAGTTTAATAGCGATTGAAACAAGAGGGGCCTGACGAGCTGCTCTGTTCGCTGCAGATTGCTGGGAAACAGGCTGACTGTAAATGTAATAACCGTAAGTTAAAATGTTTGTTAAGAAATCAGACTGAATGCCGAATGTCGTGCTGCTTGTCCAACTTCCAGGAGCTAAATAACCGTTCGCAACTGCCTGTTGCAGCACTGCTCGATAGGCTCCTTTGAGTCCATTCATTCCTTGCTCAGTCTGCGGACTTTTCGTTGCACTCTGCGCAAGATAATTAAAGCCGGCAACTTGGATAGCGCCGACAAGCCATTGAAGATTGATTTGATTGTCGAAGAAATCATTCACTCCGCTTGTAAAAACAGATGGAATTCCCTGAATTGATGGGAAAGTGTCTGCTCCCGCTGCAATAGCCTCATTAAGAATTGTTTGGGTCATGGAAGGGTCGGGGACAATGGAGGAAAGGGGCTTAAGATGCATCGTCTGCGTGGTGTTCGACCCCTCAAAATTGGTCGAAAATCCTTTTCCTGCGTAGGCAGAGGCGAATGCCAATGCCGAACTTCCACCGTCAGAAGTGTTTCCGTAATAGAGGGAACGGGTTTGTTTATCAGACGCGCTTGTTAGAGTTGAAATTAAGCCCGAAGAACCTAAATCGGAAGAATTGTTCGATGATAGAAGCATGATCGCATTGAGGCCTTGAACAGTCGTTGCAGCTGCAAGCACTTCTGCACTTCCCATCGTGTCCATTAATTGAGCCGGCAAAATTCCAAAATAGCTGACGAGACCTTGGGTGCGAACAATTGCTGCGCTGAGCGTTTCGCTGCTCTGAGACACTGCAGCCACAATGGTGATTGATGCGCTTCCACTTGTTTCTAGTGTGTTTCCTGTCGTTGAAACTGCACCTTGAGAATGCACTCCATAAAACACTAAGGAAATTGGGCCTGAGATTGGGCTTCCTGAAACTTGCACTTGGCTTAGTCCAGGAAGTGCCTGAATGGCGGCTTGAATCGCGGAAGCACTCTCAGTCGCAGTTATGACAACCGATTGGCTACCATTAAGAACAAGAGTGAAACTCCCCATTGCCGGCGTGCCACCAGAAAACGTCAGTGTTTGAGTGTTAGGGAGGAAAGGAATGACCGCCAAATACCCGTTATTGGCGAGAATGTTGGGCTGTTGAGAGAAAAGGGTCGACGCCATCTCATAAGTGAGAGAAGAAGTCCCAAAATCAATCCCAACTTGGGTCGGGGCTAAATAGAGGGCATAACCTAAAGATCCAAAAGTCCCAAGATTGGGCGCATCATTGGTGAAAAGCCCTACATTCGCCGTATTATATTCTTGTGCCGCAATTTGATTTTGCGAGACACTGATTGAAACAACATTTACTAAGCTAACTTGACCCATGAGTTAATTCTCCGTTTTTATAATTATATGCTTGTTTTCATTAAAGCGCAATGCCCCATTTGGAACTTAAATAACTAGAAACTGTCGCCTGATCACCAGATGAAAGTTGGGTGTTATAAACAATCATTTCGTAAATGAGACCGTTCCAAAAACCAGTTGAGGCATTCAAATTCCAATTTCCTATTAAATTGTCGCTAACTGGACTGTTCCAACCACCAGCCGCTAGCACAGTCGATGGACTCCCATTATCAGTGATTGTGTAATTTGCGATGTTAGTTGCATTGCCGCCGTTGTTAACAAATTTAATAAGATGCGGAGTTCCAGTAACTGAAGCGTCTAATAAAGTGCGACCGGCATTTCCTGTGCTAGCGCCACCGAATGAAAAATAGTTATAAGAATCCGCCACATCATTAGAAAAGCCAAAGTGAATTGGAGACCCATTATTTAAAGCCACTAACAATCCCGGAAATGTGTTCGCGCTGGCAAATGAATTTAATGTACACACGAAAAATGCCGAGTAACCGCCTGAATTATAAGTGAAAAGAGAAGTCGCATTTCCTGACATGTTAGTTGAAGATCCATTGAACGCAACTCCACTGTTGCTATTAAGGGAATTGGCAGTGTAAGTGGGTCGGGCTGAACCATTAGCGACGAAATTTTGTGCATTAGAACTCTTATCCACCCAAGAAGAAATTAGATTTCCCGAAAGAGCCATGGTTGATTTGTCAGCCCCATCCATCCACAGTGTTAATCCTGCAATGTCTGTCGGAGAAAAACTATAAACAACAGAAAGTGGTGCCGAGCCGCTCACATCTGATAAGGCTGCCACCACTGAAATTGTTCCTGAAGAAATTCCAGTCACCAGTCCGGTTGATCCCACTGAAGCAATTCCAGACCCCCCTGAAATTGACCAATCAGCACTGTCAGTGACATTCACCATTTGTCCTAATGAATAACGAGCAACAGCGGTCATTTGAATTTGACTGCCTAACGCAACAGAACTTCCATAAGGAATCACATCGATTGATTGTAAAACTGAAACTGGGGATTCGACTACAACTGTAGGACTAGAGAAAGAGGAAAAATAGCTGGGACTGCTTTGTAATGTTGAAGCAAATTGTAAATTAGCCCTCATCTGAAAATGATAGGGGATGGCGGCCCCATCAATCACCCCGATGTTAATCACTGATTCAGAAAGAGGGGCGACAAAGAAAGAATTGAGCTCCATTTGCTGTTCTGCATAGGGGCTTGCTAACGCAAGCTCGATCAGTTCAATTCCCGTCGATGGGGCGAGAGATCGGGAGAAAATGTCCAAAGTGAGCTTTTGCTGAACATTAACCGACTGAACTGCTACGAATGAGGCACTTCCTCCCTGATAGTCGGGTTTGTTGCCAAAAAACTTATTGCTCTGAATTCCAACAACTACATAGCTTCGTGAATCGCTGGGAATGTTAACTTTTTGCTGCCAAAGCCAAACTTGGTCATTTGCCAACGCAAGCTGATTTCTCACAATGTCACAAACAAGCTCAATAGGTGTTCCTACAAGAATGGAGCCGCTAACTGATGAAGCAGAAGCATCAGTGACCGTAATGACATCAATTCCAGTTGACCCGATTGGCGACACATACAGGCCAGAACTTGACCCGATTGTGCCCCCTGCTCCTCCGGGAGCAACTGCAAACATGTAGGGAGCAGTGCCGCCAGTTGCGCCAAAAGGAACACTAAGCCCAATGTTACGGACAGCTGTGTAAGTTTGAATGAGAGACAAACTGCTCATTCTTCTTCCCCACGATCTTCTTCTCTCGAATGTTTGTCACACGCAGTGTAAAACCACCCACGACCTCTAAGACGACCCCATTCTCCACATTCTTCACAAATTCCCTCCGATCGTCTTTCTGCTTGATCAGCGACAGCAAAAGCAATGTCCGCTGCTTCTCCTACAGGGCAGTCCACATAGAATCGAAGAGTTCCAAATTTTTCTTTAATCTGGCTGGCCCTAATCCATTCTTCTTTTGGCAACTGCCACTTATTGTTGAGTAATTCTAACATTGAAGCTGCCTGTCTAATAATTTTCTCCCATCCGTCTCCACATTCAAATCCCCAACACATTGCCGTTTCCATCACATCACCGTGTCGATTAGAAAATAGCTTAGGAAAATCTCGACACAATGCTTCGTCTAATTCTTTTCTCATGCGCCAGTCCTTAAATTAAGAAAAAGAAAACAGGGTCGGTGATTGGGAGGGGGGAAATCATGCAACCTCCGGTCCGCTGTCAACATAGTCCGACTGAATGTGATATTCAATGAAGCCCATCTGTTTCCAATCAAAAGTCGCCATAACTCTATATTGCAGTCCCTCATAAAGCAAAACATCATCAGGTTTTAGAATTACAGACGGCCAACAAATCACCGATTTCCATTTCCATGCCCTTTGTCCTTCTGGTTTCATCATCAATTGCCGGGGCGTGAAGGTTTGTACGATTCCTTGAAACATTAGCGGCGTGGTTGTTTCGACAACTTGAAAATTCACAATGGTTTTAACAAGTTGCTCCATAACAATTAATTGAAACCAATTACAAATCGAGTTGCTTAAATTAGGCAACGTTCCTGGATTGGAAGACAAGGGAACGTCACTAGCATTCCAAATGGGCTGCGTCGGCCAGATTGGTCTATTGCTCATTGTCCCTTTTCCCTTCCCATTCTTCCATCACAAACCCGACCCCATTTTCCCATCTGGATTCTGCTCCACATTCCGGACACAAAACATCAACATCTTCTCGGGGAGGCCAAAAATTTCTAATCTCATAATAGACGGAGCATTTAGTGCATTTAACTTCCATTGTCGATCCACGCACACAAAAAAACATTATTTAACCTCCGTCTTAATGGCTTTTCTTAATTGTCCTGTCTCGTCTAAAAGCTTTCCGCTAATCGATTTAGTTGTTGGTGAATGCGCTGGCCAATTCCCAAATCCCCCCGTTTCAAACGCTCCTTGAATGGTCGCTTCACATGCTGTCGCCAAAGCCATCATTAATGGTGCTAGCGTGCTGTTTTTCAGACTGTCTTTAATGAGTTCCTCTGGTTCCTTAACAGTCTTTTCAACAAATTCTGGAAGTTTGTTCTCTAAAGGCATTCGCAAGAAGCTACGTTGCGGCACACCAATTCCAAATTCATGCTTTGCACCAATTTCTGCATTGCTCTCAGTTGTCACTGTTCCATGATCACCAGTGGGAAGAGCAAACCTGGCTGTGTCATCAACTTTAATGTGAACAGCTGGAGGAGCTTGCGAGAGCAACCTGATTAATTTTGTGAGTTCGTCAGCCAACTTTTTCCTCATTCTTAATTAAATCTTTTAATGAATGTCGGCAGCAAACCTCATAAAATCCTTCATTAGTTTCTATTATAGAAAGCGGATAGTTGGGATAAAAGTCCTCAGCATCCTCGTGACATGAAGAGCAGCATCCACCGTGAAATTTTTCACATCCGCCCAAATAAATGTCTTTTTTGTCTTCCAATTTAAGCTCCCGGATCATTTCCGCCCCAAGGACCAGGTCTTCCCCAAACTCCTGCAAAAAGTCCTTGATTGCCTCCTGGCACAACTGTGCCGCCCGCAACTGAAAACATTTGACCCGTTAGCACTGGCAAAATTAAGAAAAGAAACTGGGTGCCATAGGTTGTGGAACATAAAATGGAGAATTCTGGATTCTCGAGAATGCGGGGAGGGACGGCGAAAGAGCTTGTAATGGCGGCAGCGCCTTTGCTCACTGTCTGCCAATCCCATTTACCTGCAATGCCTTGACTTGATGCTCTAAGATTGAGCACTAAATAGTGGGCTGCTAACAACAATGCGCCTTGTGTGTAAATGTTTTGATTGGCGAAAAGACACGAATTGATCGTGTTTTGTTGCTGAGCCAAAGCCTTATTAATGTCGGCGTCCTGCACTGTCGTTAAGTCTGCATTAGAGTAAGGGAAGTCACGATTAAAGTATTGTTTAAATTGATCAATTGTGGGATCTAGATACATACTATGTCTTTCTCATAAATAAAGCTAAACCCATACACTTGGTTCTGACGACCAGTTATATTATTCCAAATATCACTGGGACGACACTCAATTGCTTTTGCCGCATCAGAAAGTCCATCATATACAATGCCAGTTTCTAAGCAAACAACTGCTTTTCGTAATTTTGCGTGGTGAGATCTAGACTTCTTTTTTCCTTTTGCAGCTAATGACATTTTACGCTTTGTTTCCTCTGAATGTGTTCGACCAGTTTGTCTAGCGGCATTTCGTCTACGTCCAAACGAGGAACTGATTTTTCCTTTTGATCCGCCCAAGAATATATTATAACCTTTTGGTGCAATAGTTCCAAACGAAAGAATTAATTCTTTTTCTAATTCGTCTAGGGCTTCCTTGTTCATCACGGAAACAACTGGTTCTATTACAAAATTACTAATTCCACATTTAATCATTGCGTTAGCTAAATAACTGCGCCTTTTCTTAGCCCATGCAAGATGAACTGCCCATCGTTCCTCAATTGTTTGGCTAGTTTGTCCGATATACATTTTGCCGCTTTTCAAATTGGTGATTTTATAAATGTAACCGGCACAATTCATAGATTAATTATACCATATGGAAAATTAAATGTCATCTTTATGGGCCTTTTTGTCATGTTTTTCAATCAATCTCAAAAGATTTCTCGCCTCATCCAACGGCCATGCATTGTTGGGAAAATCAAGCACGGCTTTCAGCACAATCTTTGTATGCCTAATCATGCTTTCTAATCGATCAATTTTTCGCATGAGTTCTAGATTACAACTTGCCATATGAGCCTGTGCTTTTTGCGCCTCATTAATTTTCTTTTTTAAGACAATGATTGTGTCATTTCCCTTTCTGATAGGTCTTTTTCTTATAATCTGTTTCATAAAAGCCACTTCCTTTAAATTGTGGAGGAGCAGGCTTAGAAATTTGACGTTCTACGGCGCCTGATCCACAATGAGGACACGAAGGTTTGTCCTGATAGGTCGCTAGGGTTTCGAAAATTTTCTGACAATTTGAACACTTAAAATCAAACAAAGGCATTAATTCATTCTCCTTTTAATTTGGAAAGAGTCCAATCCACAAGTTCGGTGGGCTCAGGTAGCATTTTTAAAAGATCGAGAACATGCACTTTGTCCACGTGAATTTCCTTTTCCTGATTGGGACAGAAATTAAGTTGGTTAAACAAAGTGTCCTTCGCGAAGTCTTTCATGCGCCAACCAAGCCCACCTCTTCGATGATGGAGCAAATGATCTGCATGCTTCACTGTTGATACAAATCCTATGAAAGCATCTCCTGATGCAGCAATGTGAAGAGGACTCGAGTCATTCGTTAACAAAACTGAGGTTGCTTGCAATAATGCAACCGTCTCCCCCCAGTCTAATTTATAACGCAAATCAATGCAACCATCCGTCTCAACATCCACTGTCCCGGCCCTATAACTCCCGTCTTTCTGTTTGTCAACATTGCCTCCAATTATGACAGGCATGATGCCGGCATCTTTAAGCCCCGAAATGATTGTGTCCCACCACTTTTTAGGAAATGTTCGTGAGTCCCAAGTTTTTCCTGGATGAATTACAACCATCGGTTGTTCGAAAAATCCAAGAGGAAAATGCCCAATCATTCTAGAGATTTGTTTCTCTGTCGGCTGCAAAATCACGCGCTTTAAAGAATTGGGCAGAATGAGTCGCCACATGTTTAACGACGCATAATCAACCGCATGCATTAACGGATGAGCAACAAATTCCCAAGCAAGTTCGTCCCCTTGAGAAAAATTTTGAAAAACTAAGAATTTACGGTATTTAGGCTGATTTTCGCCAGAGGCAGGAAAAATTTCTGCAAACTTAAGGTGTTGAAAAAATTCGGGATAGTCGGTGCAAAGTGAGATTTTTTCTTCGGGGAAACGATTTAAGGCAAATCTGACCGCTGGTTCAGCGCACACAACATCCCCAACGCCACCATGACATTTAATTAATAAATTACGATCAGCTCCTCGTTCTCGAGCAATCACCGTGCGGCAGGAAGGAATTAGACGATTGGGCACCATGAGGCATGCATTAGGGTCGATTAATAGAATTTCGCCGGAGACTAGAATGATGCCGGGAGTTGCTGTGTTTACAAATTTCTCCGCAATACGAAGAGAACCGTCCTCGGTGATGCCAAAGTGCCCTGCTTTAATGATCGTTGCTCCTTGACCATTTGGGCCAGGAAATACCGCATTCCCATCCTCATCCTCTTTAAACGACCCTTTCGGCAAAAGAAATCCGCCCTCAACTTGAGTGACAAATCGAGCCTGAAACATTGCGTTTTGCTTTTGAATGATTGGCACTGATGTTCCTCCTGTTAATGTAAGAGTTTAGCAGCCAATTGTGAAGGAATTGTGCTTTGTAATGCTTTTTCCTCACACAATCAATTGTGGAGAAAAACAAAAAACAGGGTCGGGTTAGTGGGAAAAGAAAAGGAGAGCCTTTTTAGGGGCTCTCCCTAGAGAACTGTTATAGATTAGATGCGGGGAACTGCAAATAGAGCAGCTCGGCGGGCCTATAAACGCCAACACCAGTTAGCTGGCCATAGGCAGCTGATTGGAATTGGTAGTTGTTAAGTGTGTTCGCCAAGGTGTTCGTGAAGTCCACCGGAATGTCCATTCGGATCGATTCCTCTGCATAGTTGTACAGAGTATAGATCTGATTGGAAGACGAAGCTCCCTGTGGATTGCTCGCGCTGATTGCGTCTGCATAAGCGGCGGGAAGAATCTGGAAGTTCGGATTGCCGGTCATCGTCTGGAAAGTCTCCTGCATGAGCTCCAGGATGGATTTCAAGGGGAAAGACGGGCTCGAAGGAGTCGCCAATCCTAAGAAATCGCTCTGAGGAATCACGAAGTGAGTCGGCCAAGCAGTCGATTGGCAGTTCTGTCTGTAAATGTTGAGAAGTCCGCCAATGAATGCCGATAGATTAGAAGGCGTGGCAGCCAAGCTCGTGATTGAGTTCGTCAAAAACGAAGTGTTGACCGTGATTTGCCCACCATAAACCGAGCTTAAGTTCTGATTGAGAAGACCCAGTGCTTGACTTTGCAGCCCTGCGCTGTTGGCTCCGGCAAGTCCCGTGAAAGCAACTTGCTGAATTCCTAAGTCCCAGTCTTTCTTCTGAGCTCTGTGAAGAGCCTCAACCAAGCTCCAGTTACCAGACTTCGCAGCCTGTTCTAGCTGAGGAATCGAATAAACAATCTCAGTGGCCCAATTAAACACAGGCACATAGACCGAATCGACACCAGTGCTTACAGAATGAAGTCTGGAATTCTGATCGCCCGTCTGCACAATTCCTTTAGAAAAGTCATTGAACAGCGAATAATCGCGGTAGGTCATGATCTGATCAGACCACGCACCTTCGCCAACACGAATCGGAACAAAGTCCGCAGGTGCAACCTGATAGAACTTCTGTTCAGTGATCTTTTTGGCAATTGTAGTTAGGGTCGTGATGGCAACATCGAAACCGAGAGCATTCGCCACTCGATCCCAATAGGCCGCCATGCGAGCCTCACGAGGAGAGAGAATGACCTCTTGAGGTCCCCCCTTCTCGTTCTTAATCGTGTCATAAAAGATTTTTTTCATAAGTTTTAAGTTTCCTTTCTAAAATTAGTCAATTGCATAAGGAGCAGCTGGGGTCGCCAACATGATCCTGGTTAATGCTCCAATTGCCACTGTGTTAAGCGCATAACCGATGATTGGATAGCCGGAGCTTCCCGTCACAGGCACCACACCGCCATTACAGCCGCCAGCAACACCAGCTGGAAGCGAGGTCACATATTGACCGCGAGTGAGCGCTAAAGCCGCATAAAGATACATCACATTGCCGGCCATGCTGATTTCAAGAGCATTGCCAGGGCTGAATGATGCATTCTTAATGTTGTAGTTCACAAATCCAGCGACAACGTCAGAAGCCGCTAAGCTCGGAACCACAAGAGGAACGCCACTGGAAGCATTGGAAGACCATTTTACGGCCATTCCAGCAACCAATGTGCCCGACCCAGCGGGATCGAACTGAACTGCCAACGTGTTAACGTTATAAGGCAGATCAAGCGCACCAAGAACCTGTGAACCAGAAAACTGGTTAGGTTGCGGAGACGCGGCAGTCGTGGTGACTGTCAATTGTGAAGTTGTGGCGCTGACTGGTGTTCCCGAAGAATCCGTCGCGACCACTTTGTAATAATAAACCGTTCCAGGAGTGAGGCCTGAATCATTGATCGTGAGCCCCGTGGCTCCAGCAATCGCATTCGCAGACCCAGGCGTGAACCCAGAGGTCGTCGAACGATAGCCTTGATAAGAATAGGGAGAACTGCCTCCCGTAGCAGCTGGTACAGTTATGACGTCGACTGTCGACCCCACACTGACTAGCACTAATGAACCAATAGTAGTTGCCATTGTTTAATTCCTTTCTATTTGCTTCCGTAGCGAATTTTGCCTAAGCCAACGCCACTGCGGCCCTGACTAACAGGATCAATGAATTGGCGTTCGCCCAACCCCTTTTCCTGAGCATTTTTTAACTGAGTGAAATAATCGGGTTTTTTTGCAGCCCCGGTCATCCCATCAAGAAATCTAAGCATTTCAGGCGTTTCTTTCGAATTGCCCGAAAATCCTTTTTCAAATTGTGCAACTTTTTCCGGATCTAAATCTGGACCCTGTTGCTGATCGTCATTCCGTTTCGTACGATCTGATTTTTCCATGTCTTTCATGGCATCTTTTTCGCCACCATCTTCAGCATTGCGTGCCGTTTTGTCCATGGAATCCAAATCTTTTTCGGCTCTTTCTTGCCCATCATCCAAATCAGCTGCTTGTTTCAGCATTGACGCGTGATGCTCAGAAAGGGCATTCATGCAATTTCGCATTTTTTCGTGAGACGCCATCAACTCTCTGATGGACATCGATGCGCCGTTAACATGAACATGATGATCAAGATTGGCCATTTGAGGAGCCGCATCCATTCGATCTTCGCGGTGTCCTTGTTTGGCTTCCTCTTCTTTTCCCATTTCCTTAGGCCGACCCTTCGCTTCGCCTTCTTCAGACTCATCTTTCTTCGCTTCGGGAGCCCTTTTTTCCATTTCGTCAGCTTTGTTGGCCAATTCAACCAACTCATCTAACGTAGCCGTTTTCCCAGATTTAAGCTTGATGCTCATTTCGGGATCAACCTCGGCCGGGGTTTTTTTAAAGAAACCCAAAAGTTTTTCCACTTTTGACTTCTCCTCTGTTTGGGGCTGATTAGATGGCTTTTTGGAATTGTCAACCCGTTTCAAATCTTCCAAAAGCTTTTCGTTATATGCAGAAAATTGTTCAGGCGTTAAAATTACAGATTCGTCATAGCGCGGATGTTCCACTAGAGCCAGATGATTGAACTTACCATCAATCAATTCTCGCTCATAAGGCACGCAGTTCCATTCCCCACCAAGTCCAAGTTGCGTCGGCTCATAGGCATTGGAAAGACGAAAGCCTTTTCTAATAGCTTCCTGTCCTTCGTCTGAAGTCACTATGAATTCAACCCAATGCTTTCCGTCTGCCTGATTAAAAAAAGATCGAATCACCCATCCATCAGCTTCCTGTTCCGCATCCACAATTGGCACTGATTGATGATCAACAAACACAGGGCGACATTCGAAAGTGGGTTCCATTGCTCTGATTGCGTTCTCGGTCACAAGAAGACGCCTAGGCTCACCTTTCTCATTAGTTCCGGGATATTGGGCCACTCCGGGGACAATATGTAACCCGTAATAGCGCTTAGGAAGCTGCTTAGCATTCTTAACTAATTCATCAATCTCTTTGTGATTCATTGTGTACATCTTAGCACAATTCCTTCACATTTCCAACATAATTGACGGGCATTATTGACCTATGAAATATAAACTTAGATGGGATTTAACTCTGAAATTAGGCGATTTAGTATTATTTAGAATCGAACGGCTATCTGATGGTGAATTGGGTGGTTGGATCGAAAAAGAATCAAATTTAGACCAAACTGGGAGTTCTTGGGTGTCCGAGGATGCTCGAGTGTTCGGGGATGCTCGAGTGTTCGGGAATGCTCAAGTGTTCGGGAATGCTCAAGTGTCCGGGAATGCTCAAGTGTCCGGGAATGCTTGGGTGTCCGAGAATGCTCAAGTGTTCGGGAATGCTCAAGTGTCCGGGAATGCTCAAGTGTCCGGGAATGCTTGGGTGTTCTGGGATGCTCGAGTGTTCGGGGATGCTCGAGTGTCCGGGAATGCTCAAGTGTCCGGGAATGCAAAAATTGAACATCATTCGCACATCATCAATATAATAATTGCGACAAAATTTTCAATAACCATCACTCCTGATAATGCTGTTATTGGGTGTCAACTGAAAAAACGATCTGCATGGCTTAAAGTGACAAAACAAGAAGCCGGCTATCTGGGACTTCCAGAAGATCTATTCATACGGTACAGAAAATTATTGAAAGCTGCTCTCAAATTGGTTCCTAATAGAAAACAAATTAATTCGGGGAAAAAATGAATTGGAATGATTTAATCGCAATGGATGACTGCCACATCAACCTAATTGCTTCATTCATCGAAGCAACTAAGCCTCAAACCGTGCTTGAATTGGGCATTGGATCAGGTCGGCTAACTAAGGCAATGCAACTGGCACTTGAATTTAATGGAACAGGAACATTAACGGCCGTTGATAATTGGGCAGACTGGCAAGGACAACGCCCCGATCATCTTAAAATCAATCCGAACATCCGAATCATTGTCTCTGGAGAAGAGGAGTTTGTCAAATCCCAACCATCTGATTCAATCAATCTTCTCATTTCTGATGCCGACCACTTCAGAAGTCATCTTTGGTTTTCAGAGCATGTTCGCATTTTGAGCCCTGGAGGTTTTGCCTTTTTTCACGACACCAATGCTCCGCAGATGTTTCCAGGTCTTGCTACGTTGCCCCAAAAAGCCCAAGAAATGGGTCTTTTGTCAATTCATTTCACTAAATCATCAAGGTCGGATGAACGATGCAACCGGGGACTTTTAATGATTAGGAAACCACTGTGAAAACGATTTTAATAGGTCTCATTTTCGTCGCACTTGGAGCGCTAGCGACAGTATCGCATGCCGAATCGTCTGATGAGGCATCAACACATTTTGCTGCTCATTTCGGAATGAGTTTTGCAATCTCTGCGTTTAGTTATGGAATCGCGAAAAATGCATTTCATTGTTCTCCCACTGAAGCATTTGTCTTCTCAGCTGTAACAACTCTAATGATTGGAGCAGTTTACAAATTTACGGAAATCGCTCCCAACGACCCTCATTGGCCTTCCTCTTTTGGTCGAGCAATGGGAGAAAATGCTTTAGGAATTGGGGCATTTGGTTTTTCGGCATTTGCATTTAAATTTTAAGGAGGAAAAATGAAATCAAAACACGAAGCCTTCTATTTCATGATTGACGGACGTTACATGGCTTTTCATTGGCCGCAATTCTCGCAACTAGAACGAATTAAGCACTATGCATTAGACGAACGCCCAGATTCTTTCTAAAGACAAGAAAAGAGAGCAAAAACAGGGGGTCGGTGGTTAGTGGGAAAGAAGAAAAATCCCGGTTTAAGGCTTGTGATGGAATTTCCCGCCCAAATAATCTGCAGCGGCACGCAGGAGGTCGGGGTTGTCTTTCATAAGTCCTAAGGTGACATTGCAATTGTGACAAAGAAGTCCACGAATTTCGCCTGATAAATGATCGTGATCAACATGTAATTTGGTTTTTATGGTTGACTGCTTTACCGTTTTACAGATAGCACAAACCCCATTCTGCGCTCTTAATAATTCTTCATATTGAATTGGAGTTATGCCAAATTTCTTCAATCGCGAACGAAACACAACATCCGGATGACTGCGCTGCCATTGTCGAGTACGTTCTCTCGATTTTTCTTTAGCTTCAGGTCTCTGTCGATACAGAAATCCCCGTTCTTTAATCTGGTTCTTATTTAGTTCTCGATAAATTCTTCCAGCTTCACGTTTGCATAGTCGACACGTGCTACGAAGACCGAACTTACCATTCTTATGTTTATCAAATTCTGCAAATTCTTTTTCAAGTTCGCAGGTTGTGCATTTACGAGTCATTCGTTAAGGTTTATGATGGAAACGACCTCCAAGCCGTTTATAAAGAAAGGAAACTGCAGCCCAGTGTCCTGCCCCATATTCTTCTTGTGCCTTTTTCTTTGCACGCTCCCAAATTGATTCATCGACATGCCCCGGATTTTCAACTTTGGGGTCGACCTTTGAATTGGCTCCGTAGCGTTTCTTGCCTTCTTCGGCTTTTTCAGACATTTTCATTGGTTGACTTCCTTTCCAGTTCATTGTTCAGACTCTTTTCCTTTAGAAGCATCCAACTCAACTGCCGGAGCTTCATAGGCCAAGGCATCTTTGCCTTCGCCGTCTTCTCTTTCTTTGTCTAGTTTTAAATCATCGTTTCCAGGCTGATTACTAAGGGAATCCACCCCTTCTTGTGCATTTGGGGCTTGATCTGAAAGCTGAATCCCCAAAAGATCATCCTTATTACAGGCTTGCCTAAATTCTTCCAAACTGATGGCGCCCTGCTCTAATGCCTTAGAAATCGCCTCAAATTTCTGTTTTTTAATTGCCTGCTCTTGCTCAGCCGACATGAGTCTCATTGGAGCAAATGAAATGGAAAGATCGTCGGGAATGAAACCGAATTGTTCCTGACATCTGATTTCGAGCATTCGAATGAGTGAAGCTTTTGCTTTCTGTCTGACAGTCGATTCCACCATGCCATTATAAACTTCAATGTCGTCTTCGCTTGAAGCATTGAGTCCCACTGCTCCCATTCCAAACAATTTTGTAAGTGGCATGCGCAAATCTGCAGCTAATTGATAGCGCACTTCTTTCATAACATCAGAAAGGCCTGAAAATGTTAGACTTTTCTGTGTGTATTGATCCTCAGCGTCCATCACAAGAGCATGCTGAAAATTCTTCTGCCGATTGGCCATCTGAATTCGGGCAGCAACTTGCTCAGTTCCGCCCTGAGAAAGAAGTGTGTTAGTTAGGTTCTTAATGCCGTACACGTCAATTTTTGCTTCGTCCAATAATTCATAAATGAGATTGGTGCCTTTCATATATTGATTGATAGAACGCACACAAATTTCAACCACACTCATTCCCCAGCCACGAAGACGCGGTCTTAAAAAGGCCGGGGCAACAATGCCTTTCAATCTAATGACACGACTCTTATGAATTTTTTCTCCATAATAGGTGTAGAATTGAAAACGTTCGTCTTGGATTGCTTCGTCGTAGCCTTCGGCGTTTTGCATGTCATAATAGAGTTCCCACATGTCAACCGCATGGAACTCTAGAGGTTCGCCTTTTTTAATCGTCGACAAATCTAAGGGTGTCGAGGGGTCTTGTTCAGTGAAAATGAGAATGCCGGCACCGCCGAAAAGTCGATTCCATTTTAATGCTTGCGCAAGTCTACCCAAATCATCTTCCCGATCCACAACATCTTGCAATTGCAAAAGTTGCTCGGGAGAAAGCTTTCTAGAAAAAATTTCAACACCGCCCCTCATCCCATCATCCACAGGCACATCGACAATTGTCTGAATCATGCCAAGTTCACAATAGGCTTCGGAAAGCTGTTGAAACCAGTTACTAGCAAAATACCATCTTAAATTATCGAAAAGTGGATTGAGTTGACTGACTTGTTGGGTGCCAGGAAGTCCAAAATTGAGGCCAGGAAAAGAACCGCCTCCAAAAATCGCCGCATAGAGCCCATTGATGATGTTCTCTTTTTTCTCATTTTTCAATGACTTAACAAACTCCCGTTTTGTCGGTTGTTTTTGGCTATTTTTGGGTGGGCTTTTGGCTTTTTTCATTGTTCCACAATTTTAGCACATTTCCTTCACATTTGCTTTATAATTTGAGAGCACAATTGACCTATGACAATTCAAGAAGCACTGACAACTGGTCATTTCTTTAAGAGGCCTTCTTTTAACCATTGATATCGAAAAAAGGAGAAAGAATGAAATTTTATACATTTGCTCAAAATAATTCAGGAGGCAGCTTTGATATAGACGAGGAAAAAGGCCTTGGTCATTATGTCATTATTGAAGCTATCTCGGCCGAAGAAGCTAATTGTAAAGCGGAAACGATTGGAATTTATTTTGATGGCGAGAGTGACTGTGAATGTTGTGGAAATCGTTGGCATCCTGTAGATGAATCAGAAGCTAACGAAATTCCAAGTGTTTATGGCCGATTCGCTTTTGAGTATAAAGATAGCTGGACTATTCCTTCATTCATACATTATACAAACGGAACGATAATCGAATTTGGACGGTTGCCGAATCTATAGATTCGGAAGAGCGAATATTTTTCCAGACACAACTATAGCTGATTGGAGGGCTTATAGAAAATAGAATTGAGGAAAAACTCGCTCTCTATGACAAACTACAGATTTTGTTAAAAGAAGAGGAAGAAGAATGAAACAAAATTCCCATGAAAATTGTGGAAAGGGCGATGAAACCGGTCCTTTTGATTTCGATTGTGTTCATAGAGACACTCCGGAAGAACAAAAATGCGCCGAAGCTGGCTGCGGATTTTGTAAATCTTCGAACAAAGAACGGAAATCAAAAATGAAAACCCAATGTACTTGCGACTCAATTGACTTATTTAAAGGTGGATGCCTTTGCGGCTTTATTGAAAGACCAAAAGAAGAGGAAAAAGCAGAGGGAACAGGGTCGGGAGTTAGTGGGAAGGGGGCGGGGACCGAACCGTGTTGCGGTTTTTGCGGGGAATCTAACGAAATCTGCGAATGTTACAATGGGGTTATCTATGATTTCAATCCACAAGAAAGCCTATTTGAAACATGGGAACGAATTAGAAAAGAGAGGCAAAAATTATAAAACCTTAGGCAATTCCCGATTTTGTAATTTCTTGAGCTTTGCAGTAAATACTTTCTGCTTGTTCGCTGCAATCTTAAATCCTTTTCCGTCAAATTCGATCTTATTGGGATCAAATTTAATTTTCTTTTCCATCAATGCACCGATTCATAAAACATTTAAAATCGAATGACCACCAGCAATTTCATTAAATGCATTGCTCAAAGCATCAACACAATCATCATGACTGCCTTCAGGGAAATTCTCAAGCTCCTTCAAAAATTGATCGTTCCAGAGAGCTCTCACAAGCAAAATGTTGCCAGCCTCTGCTTGAGCAGAAACAGGCCTAGCACGCGTTTCTTTGTCTTTGCTGGGCTTTTTGAGTCGCACATTGAAACCGGCCAAAATGCGCACTAGATTTTGAGCATCGGCTTTTCCACTGGCCCCCGGATCTTCTTCTAAACTGATTGGGCAC